CATTTGATACTTTTTCAATATCTTCACGTATTCTGGATATTTTGGAAGAGAGTTCGTCAATTTGGTATGAAATGTCATCTGCGTCCAAAATTGTGGAAGGTAAAGAATCGTCCCAAAGGCGAACAACTTCTTCAAACTCGTTCTGTAGGCGATCTTTTTTTATAACTTTCGCATTTTGAAAACGAGCCTGTTCAATTTCCTTATTGAGTGAAGCTTTTTGCTTCTCTGAAGTTCTTTTTACAAGATTATAGTTTTCACGAAGTGCGTTCATCTTATCTTCGTTTATAGTTTGTTCACAAGTCGGACAATTGCCTGATAAATCTGAGAGTTTTTCTAAATGTTCTTCAGCAAAGAGCAAGTTGGCATTTAAAGTGCCAAGTGTCTCCGATTTAGCGTCAAGATCAATAGTCTCACCTTCATATAATCTGTCAGAATCTTCCTCTAACCTATCTATCGATTCTTTATAAAAATTATTATCTACAATTTTTTTATTTTTCTCAGAGATTTTTTCAAAATCGTTTCGTAGTTGCCTTAATTCTTTCTCATCTTCTTCTGAATATTTTGGAAGATTTTTTATCTCTAGTATGTCTATACTCTCGAGTTTATTATCTTCTAACCATTTTACTATTGTGTCGGACTTTCCATTGAGTGTATTTATCTCTAGCTGGATATCTCGTGCAGCTACTTTAAATATCTCGAAAAACTCTACATATTCTTCCATCTTTAGAAGTTCAATTAGAAACTTCTTACGATTTGTGTCTGTAGCGGTTAGAAATTGTAAACTCATATTTGTATTTTGATATACAAGTTGAGTAAAAGTTTTGAAATCTAATCCAAGTAGATTTTGTACTGTTTTATATGTATTGGTTGCTGTGTGAGAAGAAATATCTTTTCCATTCTCATATAACTTACATTTAATCCCAGCCTTTCTAATAACATCTATTTCATAATTGTTGGCATCTACTGTAAATGTAAGGTTTATATGATAACCTTTATTTATAAAACGATTCTGTATCTCTTGTTTCTTGATACCTTTGGAATTTTTATTAAATAAAACTTCCTCAAGTATAAGAGGTATACTAGACTTCCCTTGTCCATTAGTACCGACAAGTTGAGTAAGGGTTGCATCATCTAGTTGAAGGCTATTTCCTTCCCCGTAGCTGAAACAATTATCCCATTGTAGCGTTTTTAGAGTAATCATTAAATACTGCCATTATATTTTTAATTTTGTCATCAGTTAAATTAAGAATAGCACTTAGATATTCTACTAATTCTTCATCAATAGTCATATTCTTCAAATTAAGTGTTGCTTCTGTAGTTCGTTTTACTACTTTCTTATCTAATAAATCTGAGTTTTTGACTGTTGCCAAATCTGCTACATCGCCTTCTATCTCATAGATCGTATGATGATAGTCAGTTGGAATCATCTCATCTTCAGATGTTATTGTCTTTCTAAGTAGTTGGGGAAGATCAAACTCTCTCCATTCCCAAGTGTGTTCACGGATTATTATATATCCTGTTTTAACTAATTCTCTGTGAAAGGAAGTAGTCATTGGGCTGCCCGGATAGATTATATTCCTTTGTGTATTTGTATGACTGTGTAGGTCACCAGCAAATACTTGTTTAAAGGGTTTAAATCTATCCAAGTCAACCTCAGGGGTTACATGTGGTTGGATTTCTCCTCTCACATGAGTAAAAAGAGGCTTCTTAGGATTACATTTTTCTATTGATCCTTTCTTGTGTAATTCACAATAAGGTAGAATTGTACCCCACTCAAATTCTGTGGTCTTGTCTACTATTGTAACAAGCTCATTGACATCTTGAGTAGCTCTTTTTAAGTTTGAAAAGAATGTTTTATTCTTTTTAGTCGCTTCATGGTTTCCATCAAAGATATAAGTTGGAATACTAACATCTTTTATAAAATCAAAATAAAGAGTAAGTTCGTCCATTGTTGGAGTTCTATCAAATAGATCTCCTCCAATAATGTGCATATTTACACCTAACTCTAAACCTCTGATTGTATCAAAAAACAACTCGAAGCGAGAACAAGCCCACGGCAAAGGCACATTCTTCTGACCTAGCTTTAAATGCCAGTCTGCCGTAAATAGAATCATGCTACGAACAAATCCCCTTGTTGCCAAGAACAGCCAGTTAATCCACCAGCTTTAAGTGCTTGTAAAGTTCTTAGTGTTTCGTCAGCATTTCGACCTGTATCAAGAGCATTAACTGATACATGCTGAATCCAATTCATTTCATCAACAATAAAGGTTGCTCTTGCACATACTCCGTCTACTACTATTCCTAGCTCACTTGCTAGTTCAAGACCACAATCTGCTAGTAAAGTATGATTTATGTTTGCTATCATTGGATTACTTTCTTTCCAAGCTAGTTTACAAAACTCATTATCACCACTTATACCGATAACGCGAGCATGGGGAACTAAAGCGTCCATTGCCGCAATCTCAGTAGGACAAATGAAAGTAAAATCTTTTGGATAAAAGTAAAAAACTGTCCACCCTTCGATATCATATAAAGATACTTCAACCATCTCATTATGTGAACTTACTCCATTTAGAGTAAAGTCTAATGGAAATTCTTCATTAATTCCATACATAGTACACCCCCTAAGAAATTTTAAATTCTTCACTCACATCTTCAGGAGCTTCAGCACCAGAAGGTTGAGTAATTCGTTGCAGTAACTCAAGTTGAGCATCTGGAGTTGGTCTTGGAAGTACATCGTCCATTGAACGAAGTTCTTCTATAGAAGCCATTTCAGATTCACTTAAGGCTCTATTTTTGCATTTTAATGCTTGAAGTCTATATTCAACATTAAAAGCCATTGGTCCAGTCTTAACTCTTTGGAAATAGATGTCCCAACCAGTTTCTGCATCAGTAGGATCTCCTAGATCTTCAGCTGCTACCATGATTTGTTCCATCAATTTTTTCTTAAGATTTAATACTTTGACCTTACCGTCGTTGGGGTCTATACATTGGATTGCATATGCCCAACCACATTTAATCTCAGGGAAGAAATCACGAACGTAATCTTTTTCCATGTTATTAAAAGTTTCGGTTGCTCTATCAAAAGCGAGACATTCCATAGGAATATTTTTTCCGTTCTCACCTTTAACCCAATACACATATCTTGGTAGAAGATCACCTACCATGCGTATTATATTATCACCTTCTTTATAGGTGTATTGATCTATTTTGTTTTTTACTGCGCTACCTTGCGCTTGATTAAATTTTATTGCCATTTTATTTCTCTGTTATTTTAGCGTCTTATTCATACTTAAAGTGTACCAACCCATCTTTAAAATGAAGAAGTCTGTTGTTTTCAAATATTTCTGCCAACATAGGCATATTAATTAGAGGAAGTGTGGTTTCCCCTGTTTCATTATAATCATGTATATTTCGATAAGAAGCTACTCCGACATATTCGGCTATTTCTCTCTGGGAATAGGAAGTTCTGTGTTTTAATAACTCTTTTGGGTTTAGTAGATAACTAAGCCCTTCAAAACTTTGACCATAATATTTATAAGTGGGATCTCTAAAGTTATAAGGAACTCTAGGGTAGGTTAACATGCTGACTATGAGGATAATCGACCCTGCATCGCCTTCTGTTATTTCTAAAATCTTTTCCCAATTATATTTTATCATTATATTATATCAAAATTTTATACTCTTGTCAAGTAATATTTTTTGGAGGTTATTATAGGGTTGATACTTCATACCCTTGTTTAATGTAGTAGCCAAGTCGTGCATTAGCCTGACGTCTTGCAGTATTCCCTTTTAAATGAATATCTACTACTGTTGGCTGCAATTTTCCTTCATAATTACGAACAATCCTTCCAATTAACTGTGTAAGTAATGGTTCGTTATTTACTGGTGTGCCAAGAACCAAGCAACTAAGAATATCTAAGGAAATACCTTCTGAGAAAATACTTTGTGTCCCATACAGTATGTTCTTATCTTTAAATATCTGATTGATTATATCAGGTCTTTCTTCGTGTGGAATTGATCCTGTAACACAAACTGCGTCATTGCCAGTAAGTCTCGCACAAGATTTTAAAAAGTCTACACGATCAGACACCACTAATACTTTATGACCACGAGCCGCATATGCACTAGCAGCTA